TCGGATTTGATGGGAATACGGTAATTGGATTAATATCAACATCGTATAGCTCATCTAGATTGGGTACGCTCAAATTGACTTGAACGCTCTTAACCTCTTTTAACGCGCCTCGAGTAAAACCAGCAGGGGCACTCCATGGATAGGCAATTCTATCGTTAAGAGCAAGTGCGCCAACAGTGGCTACGGAGGGTGGACACCTGACGTCAGTTAACGTATACGGATCCATTATAACTACATCAGGAAAATACGCTGCTCCGAAAGAAGAATCTAAAACTCTACCCTTGAAATCAGCGACAGTATTATTGACCCCAATTTTCTGGAGAGAAGAAGTTACAGCATTATTAGCGGTATCTTTTTCTTCGATATCCATGACATAGATAGCATCGAATCTTTCTTCTGTTTTTGTCAGAGCAGTGTTAGTTATAGCCCTTTCTCTTATTCCTGGTATCGCTAAGATAGAAATGTCTACATCAGACTTTTCCGCCATGATGCTTAGAGATTTCAAGTAGGCAGCGACAGTAGGCCCTGATTTTTCACCTTGATTTGTATCTAGCATCTCTCTAGCGGCTGCAACGTTTGCTAAGTTAGCTTTATCTTTGTCGAAGATGTTGACTCCGTCAAAACCGCCCTGGACAAAGAAAGTAAATTTATAAGCAAACTTAGATGCAGTCTCACCAAAATCTTTTTCTACACTTAAAAATCTTGTAGTAGTATTCCAGATATTGTCTGGTCCCAGCAAGGAAGCGCTCAATACGCCGTTTCTTCTATAAGAATAGAATTCCCATGCTTTTCCGTCGACCTTGTCAGTTCCGTCTGACTTAGTAAGAATCTGAATTTTCTCCAAGGAGAATAGATTATTGTTAAATCTATCGCAATCATACACAGTTCCGGCAGAGTCTGCTGTTCCCTCGTTAGCGCCCACCCAGCTCTGTTGCTGTCCCGTGTTAAACTTCGGGAAATACTTAGTGTAAGTATGCCTAGTGCGATTCTCTCTAGTATCTTTATTGGGCTGATATGGATCACTTTGTACTTTAAACTGAGCCCCCCAGTGAAGTGATCTATCTATTCTCCTCAGAGCAGGGGGTCCAACATACATGGCGCGTCTCATAGGCACTGGAGGCTCAACAACTCGGCCACCTTGTTCTGCACCTATGATGCCTCCAGCTTTGTAAGTCTGGTCGCCGCGGGTTTCGAAGGACTCTTCACCTGCCGGCGGGAATGGATTCGAATCAAAAATGCTAGAGCCAGATGTAACCAAGTGATTAGGTCCTCTGAATCCAGTTGGAATTGCTTCCACTTCCATTGCGCCATTTTCGATATCGGAATGCATCTCAACTCGTATATAGCGAGACACACTAGAAAAAGCTCCGTCTATTACTAGCTTTTGACTGCTAGCGGCTTTGTCGAAATCAAAATATTTATGCTGATTTCCAATTCTTCTAGCTATGTAATCGGGAGATTTAGGATTTAAATCTACGCCGATAAAACTTTCCATGATTTCTAATTGGGCATCACTATCACCGAACTTTCTAACTCTTAAATTAAATTTACCGTAATCTGGAACATTATTATTGGACTTAGCGAGCCCATCTATAGAGATCTTCCAGACGGTATTCGGGTGATCTCCGTCGTCCAGAGAGTGAATCCTGAAAAGGTTCTTATATTTACCACCTATGGTTTGAGATATAACCCATGGGGACGATGCAGTACGAAATCTATCGCTGAAATTTTCAAAGTTAGGTATAGCAGCAGTTCCGGTGTTTCTCGCTTCAGAAGATGTAAGCAGCATCAATGCAGGATCACCAGAACCAGTTAAGGCGTATCCTCTTCGCTCCGTTGTAGACGCGGCGACGAACGGACCGGATACACCAGAGGAGGTAACAACCGCCATCTTTACGTCAACATCATAATGCGCATATAGATAGTGCCCAGCCTTACTTATCTGTGACGGGTCAGTGTTAAAAACATTAGCAAAATAATTAGCATTTTGTGGATTTAAAGAAGCGGTTATGATATTTTTAAAACCGGAGTTATCTTTAAACCCATTCAAGAACATTGTAAAACGATAGTCAGCAGTAGAGGATACGTTTACAGATCCAAAGGTAGATCCTGCATCAAAGCTTCCTGTTAGTCTGCCTTCTGCAATAGCGCTAGCACTCATAGGAGAAGAATAATCGCTGCTTGAGAGTCCAAGCACAACTCCAGAAGGAACCATTATTACCCCTCTCAAAATAGGAACAGCAGTATTTCCCATTATGCGAGTCCTACTTTGCAGTCCGGCAGAGCTAAGATAGTCCGAACCAGCCGATTCAGACATGAGGCTAGCCATAAAATAAGTTCTTCCCTGTACGCCGCCAAGACCAGCATAAGGATTAGAGCCAGCTATAGTTATTGATCCATTCTCGCCAACTTCCGGAGCGCCAACTATAAAACCAGCGTTCTTAACTCCGCCGGCGGGAATTGTTTCTCCTACGGAATCAGTTCCGGCCGAGGCCAAACGCTTTTTTCCGTCTCCGACGCCAAGTACCCTTAAGTAAGTTCCAGCACTAGAATTTTTCATCCATTCACTTAAAGCTAGTGGGCCAAACTTTTTACCGTCTGTCTCGCCAAAAATAGTGACGAAATCTGCGAAAGTTGCGACCGTAATAGGAACAAAGGCTGGGCCTTGGTTTGCTGTGCCTATAATTCCCGCCGGAATGCCTGATGGTCTGATAGATGTTGGACCTGATAGATCGATCTCTCTAGTACCAACTCCAGGACTTCTATATGTTTGTTCTGCCATTACTCTTATGCTCCTAAGTACATCGTTCAAGTACCTTTATAATTATCTATTCACTACTCGAATATTACGCCACTATTTGTGATGATAAAGTCAACCGCAATGAACTCTATAGTGCGAGTGGGCACTAAAATAATTCTACCGTTTAATTTATTTTCTTCAACATCCTGCCTCGTGTTATTAGTAGCATCCATAACCACAGCGAATTTCTCTATACCTTGTTGCGCTTGAATTAATCCAAGTATGGGTGTTACCTGCCCTATAAACCTCTGACGAGTCTTAGGGGTGTTAGGCTCAAACAGCAGTTTTTCTGCCACTCTTACTACGAGCCTTTTAACTTCTAACAACATTCTACGAACATTAACTCTGTCTAGAGCACTCTTCTGCATCTGTAAGGTTTTTTGACCAAATATCACGAATCCGCCATTTGGGAAGTTAGCTATCGGATTGATCCTTGCATCATATAGAGTGTCTCTATCACCAGACGTCAGTCTGACTTCGGTGTTTACTACAAATCCTAATGCCCCTCTGTTAAAGCCAGCGGGAGCGAACCATGGATAAGCTACAGTATCGTTAAACCCAAGTGCTCCTAAACTGACCACGGAGGACGGAACCATAACATTTCGGTTATTAACTGGATCCTCTATGAAAACATCAGGGAAATAAGTAGCGATGTAATTGTTATCTATTCTTCTAGACTCAAACTGCTCACTAGTCTCTCTAACGTCCGGACGCTTAGTCGTTTGATCTAGATAAAGTCGAACCTGATCCGAGTCATAATGCTCTATATCCATTAAGTACATAGCCATTGAATAATCTTTTACCTTACTCATAGCTAAGTCGGTTATATAGGGGTCTCTAACTCCTGGAACAGCTAATAAATTAGCGCTTGTAACCATTGGATCAGTCATTACATTAATAGCTGTGCGATAAGCGAAAACAACGTTATTCTGCTTATCTTTGCCCATCATAGATCCGTCGTCCGTTCCGAGCACTTTCAAGCCACCCGGAATAGAAGGTCCTGCTAGTCCACCCTGATCACCTGATCCCTGCGAAACCTTTGTCGAAGCTGCTCTGTCGGTCATTAAATGACAGTTTTTATCTAGTATATTAAGACCATCAAATCCGCCGTAGAATGGGAATGTAAACTTATTATAAGCTTGGAAGCGATTAAACTTAACAGAGCTCGAATTCAACAGGGTAGCCATAGTTAATCTCTGGACTGCTCCATCCTTAATGGTGTAATCCTTAGTTGACGGCGACCCGTTTCTTAAGTAACATGCGTCTAACATATGCTCATTAGCCGAACCTGTCAGCGTAGCAAAATCTGCGTCGGCAACAGTGACAGCACCGTCGGTTTGTATTAGAGCTACTCTGGCTAAAGTGAATTTATTATTATTGAACAAATCCGCAGCTGAGCCTGTGACTAAAGTATCGTTCTTAGCTATACCCTGAAACTTTGTGTAAGCCTTAATTAGAGGGTTAGGCGTGTCTGAAACGTTTGTGTCGAGGGTAGCATGCGCTACTGATGACGATAGTGGGCAGCTTTCAAATTTTACTCCCCAATAAAGTCTATTATCAGAAATCTCTAACAAACCAGGCCAGCCTGAAAGCGATGGGTTTGCGCTGACTTTTCCTCGTGTGCACTTAAATCTAAAAGGCAGCGGCGGAACAATAGAAGCGGTTAAAGATGTATCATATAGATCCCATCCCGTGTCCCCGCCGGCAGGAGCATCTGATCCGGATGGTATAAATGTCATCCTGGTGTTACTGCCAGTAGCAAAACCATAACTGATCCCGCTAGATCCAGTAATGGTGACAGCTGAACTGTCAGTAAATGAATCGGTTGACTTTAATACCGGAATCCCTCTAAACCCGAAGGGTAGAGCTGCTGCCGGCACTTCGCCCGATACTATATCCGAGCTCAACACTACTCTAACCAAAGCAGAGACGTTAGCATACTTTCCGGATATAACCAGTCTTCTTTCTGCGTCATCGGTAGCATCGAAATCGTAAACTAGCTTATAATCCCCAATCAATCTAGCTATGTATCTATCACTGTTGGGATTTAAGCTACATTGTGGATAAGACTCGACAACTTTTTTATTCTGATCTGTGTCATCAAACAATCTAACCTCAATATCAAACAGCCCGTATTCATCAGCGAGATCGTTTGAGGCTCTAACGTTAGATACGGAGACCTTATATTGATTATTTGAATACTCTCCATCAGATATAGTTTCAAAGTGAAAAAGATCAAACTCTCTCGTACCGAACGGCTGAGATATAACCTTCGGAGTAGAAGGAGTTGTATACCTTGTATCGAATCTACCGAAGGAATCTAACCATACGTCTCCTAAGCCTATAGGGTTCGATATGTCAGAGCCAGAAATTATAGCGACTTTACCAAATCCCTCGGCCACAGGAGCAATTGCGTGCTCAACAGCGTAATCTATATAGAGAAGGTGCTGCCTCTCCTGAAACTTCCATGGATCGGTGTTTAATACTTTAGCAACGTAATTCACACTAGAGGGATCTAAAGAGGCGCTAAAAACTCTTAAACCGCCGAAGCCATCATCTGAAGCAAAATCGGTACCATCTGAAGAAGATATAATTATTTTGAATGTATGAAAAGCCGCGTTTGTTGAGGAACTGCAAATAGATGCCTGGTTAGATTCCCTCCACCTAGATACTTTGTCGCCCCCACCGCCGACGGGTATTTTTAAATCGTCATCCCAAGATGCAATCTCGATGTGAGAACCTGTTGCCGAGAACAACATCGCTCTTACGAGGTTAACTGTTCCTCCGGTAGAAAGAGACGGGAATGAATCGTTATCTATAAAGGTAGGAAAGCCGACATCTGCTTCGGAAGCTGATATATAGTGTTTTGCACATAAAAACTGGACTTTCCCTACTTCAGAACCAGAGCCGTGAGCTATTCCGCTGGAAGCTGCAGACTTAACCCAGAATCCAGCTTTGGAAACTACTCCATAGTTCTCTGTATTGCTCACCTCAGCAGTAGTATCGTTAGAACCGGCACCGAGGACTCTCATGAACGTTACTGCATCTCTATTCTTGAGATACTCCCTAACCGCATACGGCCCAAATCTATCCGAATCTAGGGTGCCAAACCTAGCCTCAAAATCTTTAAATGATCCAATTGTAACCGGTACAAAAGCAGGCCCTTTTTCTGCCGTGCCTATAATAGCGGCTGGAACACCGAGTGGTTGTGTTTCTCTCTGCGATAGGTCTATTTCTCGCTCAAAAAACCCGGGAGAACGAAATGTTTGTTCAGCCATTGAAATATCTCCTCAAATTAGATTGCTGTTTATGATAAATATTCATCTCTTAACCAAATTATTTAGGTTCTATCACTAAATTCCCTAAATCGTAAGTAATTTGTTCTCGATAGACAGTTTCGCCTTGTCTTTGGTTCTCACCAACAATAGAAAGTTCTTGTTTTTGAACATTTCCGTTTATGTCAGTAAAGACTCTCTTGACTTTCAAGCGAGATCTGCCTGCCGACTGACCACCAACATTGGTAGTATTATAATATTTTGCTCCTGCCGCAAAAGCTTCTATATTTCCCACTGTCTGTGATGGCAATGGAAAATCCATAGTTTCTACATCTTGAAGAATATAGTCACTTGGATTGCCGCTAGGAACACCTTCTATTCTACTCATTTCTGGAACCGCACTGATATGAGTGGTATCAAAAGTTATCTGCGGAGCAGAAATATATCTTCTATGAGACGGTAAGCTTCCTGGATATTTAGGATTTACTATGTACCCAGGTACCTCGACGCTAAAAGAATATCTCACTAATCTCTCATCGTCAGTAAAGTCGTCAAAATTATTCCCTGGAGAAAGAGATTCTCCAAAATAAGCTACAAAATAATAACCTTTATCGCTCTCAATCCTAAAGCACTTACCCGAGTTTGAATGGTAGGATGATACTACTGAGGTTATCATGTCATTCATTTGCTGAGTGTACTGGGCCCAAAAAGTTATTTCATAAGTCGCTGTAAAATACTTAGGCGCTGGAATTGTATAAATTTCAAAAATATTATTTTTTACTCTGTTCGTTATTAATTTTCCCAGCCTATAGTCTTGTTTAGTAACAGTCTTAGGGTTTCTTACAGCTACCGTGCCAGGGAGTGTCCCTTGGCCATCTCCACCTACTCCGCCGGCGATGGTTGTGATATAATGGGCCGGAGTTGCTCTATCGTCTTGGTTCCTAAGCGCTTCTTTGTTAACTAGTCTCTGGTATGCTGGGTCTGCAGGGCTTAATCTTCTTTTTATGGTTATGTCAGTGTTTTGATTGGTTGCCGCGCCTTTCGTGTTGTTTTGTTCTACTCCGCTTCTCATTATAGAGACTAACGGAAGTACCAGGGCGCCAGCTTTATCCCTAAGGGGCTTTTTTCTTCTAAGAACAGCAAATCTTTCTCCAGTCGCGAAGATAACTGGTATTTTTTTAATATTATCCTTTAGCTCGTAGAACAAGTTTAGGTCTTTTTCAAATAGGTTGAACAAGGCTCTGTCTACGTCCTCCACGGTACAAGAAGCTATGTGAAAATCGGGATCGATATCAGAGCCCTGCGGGTTTGTGTTAGCTCCAGTCGTTTGTCTAATGGACATTATTCTTTAATTCCTTCTTCATCATAAAAAGACGAAGGAATACCCTGTGGGTCGCCCTGCGGTGATACCTCTGCTGGTTCTCCAGAGATTGGTAAATCTAGCTTGCCCTGTTGTATTAGAGTTCTAACATCGCCAGTTTTTCCTAACTTGTTCTCTGCAAATCCTCGCTGCTGGACAAAAACCTTTTCGATAGCGTCAGGATCATCATAGCCCTCTCCAATAGGACCTAGTGGAGTTTTATCTATCAAGCCAATTCTTGCTTGCTTACAAGTTAACATATAACCATTAGAATATTCCACCTGGCCAAATAAAATACTGTCTATTTGCGACTTTACTATCTCGAAAAATGTATCTCCGTAACTTAAGTAGTCGCCTTCTTCTACGTCTATTTTCTTGTCTAGAACATCTCTGTATTGGAGGTACACTGTTATTGTACTGTACTCCTCAGAACCGAACTTATTGGTTCTAACATCGGCGGAATTCCACTCTACTCTAGCATCTAAGTTTATCGGAGGATTAAAAACTTTTTCGGCAGCCTCTTCGTACACATCGTGCACATCAGAAAGATCCTCTCGAACTTTGTAGTAGTAAACCTTCTGCCCAATGACATCCTTGACTATCTCTTTATTAATGTCGGAGATAAAATCTAATTCCCTGGGGGTTATGAAAAGCCGAGCCATCTATCCTTATCCTATAACAATACACTTGCCCATGGGCACGGGTACTGTCCTTAAAACTTTTTGTATGTTTTCAGCTTTAGCTGCTTCTGACTCTACCATTTTATCGTAGGTCAAGCTCTCTAGTAGTTCGCTGATTTGAGTTTTTAATTTTTCTTTATCCTCTCTAGCTTGTGTTATTAAATTATCTCCATTCAATTGAAGATCGCCGCCTGGAATCGGTACAGTGGAGAATTTAGATCTAACTAAGCCTAATAATTCCTTGCTAAGAGAGAGCGTGAATTCTCTAATCCACTGTCTTCCCATACTGTTAATTTTATTGTAGGGAATATTATTATAAGGAATATTAGCAAAGCCGCTTATTCCTTCTATTGTTTTATCGTTATAAGCTGGTTTAAATGGGTCTGAACCAAATCCCACTCGAAGCCATAATTTCCTAGCAGTAGCAGATTCCGCAGTGGGAGTTGGAAAAACTCTTATCTTGGTTCCCTGCGTTCTATAAGAGTAGTTTGATCTTCGGACTCTATTAGATAGATTCATTTGCCCGCCTCTTAATATGTCCTCAAAGACTGGTAAGACGTAAAATACAGTCTCTGGAGTAAAGGACTCAAAAGAAAATTCATTATTAAGATAGTTGATAGCTGAGGTGGTATCGAAAAATCTATAAGCTGCTTGTGGAGAAAAGTGGTATACTTCTAATATTTTAAGCTTACCGCCACCGTCGTTATTGAGGCTTGACGAGAATATAAGATTGCCGTCACCATCTTTTAAGTCCTGATAAATATCGTAATCTTGCTGGTTCTTATGCATCTGAATAGAACCAGAGACGGTATTATACGATCCACCAATACCAGCATCCTGAGCGTATGGCTCAGCTAACCTTAATATAAAGTCGAGCGTCTCATGCGCGTATTTAAGCTCTATATTGGATCCAGTAGAACTTCCAAGCAAATTACCGAGCTGAGATTTCGTCTGATACTCGTTTACCGAAGCGCCATACTCTAAGGTGGCCTCTTCGAAACATGTCCATATTTGTTTCTTAGTTAATTCTACGCTGAGAATATCGTCGCCTAATTTTCTTTTGACGTAGGTGACTAAAGAATCTGCTTCTTTTTGGAAGTCCGGATCTTCATCGAAGAATCCAAAGGGGGTCGGTTTTAATACTTGAAAAAAAGAAGACACGCATCATTCTCCATAAATCTTACATTGAGTAAATATATGAAGAAAAGCCTAAAAGCCCAGACGACTGTTATGCCCTCTTTAAAATTCGCGTGTAATTGATCACATACGCAGCTACTATATGTGAAGAAATTATTTTTTAAAAAAAACTACAAACCGCCGAGCATGGTTATGGCAACCACCCCTGGCACGCCATTTTTAACATAAACCCCGGAAAATAAAGTCGAAGCTCTTCCGCCAACATAAGAAATAGCTGATTCTAAATGATTGCTTACTTGGGGATCTTCCGCAGCTTCGGGAGATATGACTAATAATAAAACCCCAGTAGTAGGGCTAGTTCCGGGTGGTGGACAGGGAGAACCCTGCAGACAGCCTTGAAATATTGTTGCACCTAACCCGGTTTGATGTG